TTCTGACACCGCCACGCTGGACAAGATCCCCCTGTTTATCATGCTTGCTGAGCAGGTTATAGCCTCTCAGATCAAGTTCTTGGGCAACCTGACGGTCAACACTAGCAACATGGTAGCTGGGACTTCTACGATTGCCAAGCCTGCTCGTTGGCACAAAACCGTGTCGATGAACATCACAGTTGGTGGATCACGTCAGCCAGTTCTGAACAGAAGGTATGAGTATCTCAGGGAATATTGGCCCTCCCCCACAGCTACGGGCACCCCTGTCTACTACGCTGACTACGACTATTCCAACTGGCTCATAGCTCCCACCCCTGACGTTGCGTACGCTTTTGAGGTTTTGTATTACGAGCGCGTTCAACCATTGGACAGCTCTAACCAAACCAATTGGTTCACCATCTACGCCCCACAGGCGTTGCTTTACGGTTCCTTGCTTCAGGCTATGCCGTTCCTCAAAAATGACGAGCGCATTCCTATGTGGCAAGGTCAATACAAACTGATCATGGACACGCTTATGGCTGAGGATAAGTTGCGTCTTGCTGATCGCCAAGCGATTGCGAATGACTCATGAGTTACGTAAGCCCCTTTACTGGTGACGTAATACAGCCAACGGACGTCAGTTTCCGTGCGGTTACGTTGTCTGCTAACACGCAGTTAAACTGGCCCTCCAACAGCACTACCAACACCGACTTTGCCTCTCGCATCATGCAGGTGACTGCCTCTGCTGGTAGCCTTAACCTGTACATGCCTCCTGCTGACCAAACCTCGGTTGGTAACGACGCTCTGATCCGCAACATCGGTGCAAACACCTTTACGGTCAAAGACTACGCTGGCACGAACACCATTGTGTCTGTAGCCGCTGGTGAGTCAAAGTATATCTACATCACAGCAAACCCAACCGCTCAAGGCTCTTGGGGCGTTATTGCGTTTGGTACGGGAACTTCTTCTGCTGATGCATCTACTCTAGCTGGCTACGGTTTGGTTGCAAGTGGTGCTACGCTCAATCAAAGTCATCCAAGCGCGGCAATCACCACAGGAACCACCTTTGCGGCAACTGACAGAGCTCAAACTCGTGTGTGGGGAGGTGGGGCTGGTACAGCAACTCTCCCAGCCGCGGCTACGCTTGGCAATAACTGGTTTACTCTGTTTAAGAACAATGGGACTGGATCCTTCATAGTTTCTTGTACTGGCGCTGAGCTGATTGACGGTAACTCTACAAAGACGTTTAACCCAACAGAGTCAGCATTTATTGTATGTACAGGCACCGCTTATGTGACTGTGGGTTATGGCGTCAGCTCACAGTTTACTTTTACTGCACTTACAAAGAGCGTAACTGGTGGGGCTGTTACGCTTACAAACAATGAAGCGGCAAACAACATCCAAGAGTACGTTGGCAGTCTGTCAAGCAACTCAATTGTGACGTTCCCTGCTGTGGTGAACTTGTACGTCATTTCGAACCAAACGACTGACAACGGCTTTAGCTTAACAGTGACGACTGGTTTGGGTTTTACGGCAACCATTCCGCCCGGTCAACAAGCCACCCTCATCTGCGACGGAACCAACTTCCTTAACGCCAACACCACCCAAGCTGGCGCCTCTACGGTGAGCTTGCTAGACGGCACAGTCGGCACCCCTTCTCTTAACTTTGCCGCTGAAACTGGCACTGGCGTGTATCGACCCGCGGCAGGTGAGTTCGGTGTTGCGGTGCTTGGAGTTCAAAGGTTTAAAGCAACCGCAACTGGCGTGTCTGTGACAGGCTCAGGTACGTTCTCCACAGGTATTGCTGGGGGCACGTTCACATGACCAAAAAGGTTTTTGCCCTAGACACAAAGGCTGGCATCCAGCGCGACGGAACCGTCTTTGATAAAGAGTTCTACAACGATGGTCGTTGGGTTCGCTTTCAGCGTGGTCGCCCACGTAAGATGGGTGGGTTTCGTGAGATTGTGAACGATTTGGCAGGCCCTTCACGCGGGATGTACCTCAACCCTCAGCAGACCTTTAATAACGTCTTCAGCGGGTATTCTGGTGGCTTGCAGTTGCTTCCAATCAACAACAGCGGTATTGGTTCTGGCATTACAGACATGACGCTGTCCAACTTTACTGCAAACGCGGACAACTTGTGGCAGTTTGATACGTTCTATGACGTGAGTGGGTCAGGGGATAACTTGTTGCTCGCGCACCCCGGCAGAAACCTCACCATCATCGACAACAACGTCAACACCCCTGTTTTGGGTGGCAATATCACTGGCACATCATTGGCGGCTCTTGGCGTGTTCACAAGCTCCGTTTTCTTGAACACTACAACGACAATGTACTTGTCAACCCAAGATCTCTTGATTGGTGCTGGGCAAACAATCACAGGTACTGGCATCCCCTCTAGCACTACTGTTGTCTCTACGAACTTGCGGGTTCCTGTCTTGAATGCAGTAGCTGTTACTGGTATTGCTGGTCAATGTTCTTGCACCGCAACAACTGGTTTGTATGTTGGTCAAACAGTCGCCGTATCTGGCACTAACACTGGAACCGCTACAGGTATTACCTCTGGCGTGACGTACTTCATCATCGCCACCAACTTCTCTACGACCTTTACCCTGTCAGCGTCTTCTGGCGGTGGGGCAATTGTTACCACGGCGGGATCAACGACTGGTTTGGTTTTTACTTTGAGTCAAATTCAAGACGTGGTAATCTCCAACGCCGCCACAACCTCTGGTGCTTCTACGATCACGTTTGATAACAATGTCTCGGTCTCTGGTGGTGTGGTTACTCTTCACCCGTACGTTTTTGTGTACGGCAATGACGGACTGATTAGGAACTCAGGCGCTGGTAACGTACAAGATTGGGTCTCTGCTGACGCAAATGAGGTCTCTGTAGCCACAGGAAAGATTGTCCAAGGGCTACCCGTCAGGGGCGGCTCAAACGCGCCTTCTGGGCTGTTTTGGAGCCTTGATAGCCTTATCCGAGTGTCCTACATCGGTGGTGCTGGTACACCCCCTCAGTTTTGGCGCTATGACTTGATCTCTTCTCAGTCATCCATCCTATCTTCTCAGTCTGTGATTGAGTATGACGGTATCTATTATTGGTGTGGTGTTGATAGGTTCCTGCTCTACAACGGTGTTGTGAAAGAGATCCCTAACAACATGAATCAGAACTACTTCTTTGACAACCTAAACTATGCCCAGCGCGAAAAGGTTTGGGTTACAAAAGTTCCTCGTTTTGGTGAGATTTGGTGGTTCTATCCACGTGGCACTGCTACTGAATGTACGGATGCAGTCATCTACAACGTGCGTGAGAACACTTGGTATGACACAGGTTTAGCTTCTGGTGCTCAGCGCTCTGCTGGGTACTTCTCCCAAATCTTTCAATTCCCAATTGCCGCTGATTGGAATATCAACGCTTCAGGCGGTATTCTGACTGCGACCATCACAAACGGTGGTTCTGGATACACCAACGGAACCTACAACAATACCCCTTTAACTGGTGGTGCTGGAACATTGGCTACAGCGAATATTACCGTTGCAGGCGGTATCGTGACCTCTGTGGTGATCAATGGTCATGGCAAGAACTACGCTGTTGGAAACACCCTGTCGGCATCGATTGCAGGTGGTGCTGGGTTTGTCTTAACAGTTGCTACTCTTATGGATTTTGTGTCGCTGTATCAAAACGAGATTGGCACAGATAAAGTAACTGGCGCGCTATCAGTAGCGATTGAGTCTTACTTTGAAACAAATGACTTAGGCTTGGTCTCGGGAGGCCCTTCCCAGCCCTCACCCATAGGCGAGAACAAATGGTTACGACTAGAGCGTGTTGAGCCTGACTTTGTACAAAGCGGAGACATGGAGCTGTACGTGACTGGACGATCATTTGCTCAGTCTCAAGACGTAACGTCTTCTGCGTACACGTTCTCCCCAACCACAGGCAAGGTTGACATGCGCGAACAGCGTCGTGAGCTGAGGTTAAAGTTTGTGTCTAACGTAGCAGGTGGAAACTACCAAGTTGGTAAAATCCTCTTAGACGCTGACTTAGGTGACGTGAGACCATAATGGCAACCATACTTAATACCAATCTGGTCTACGACCCTCGCTACCATACCTTTGAGTCTTGGGCGTCGCTCATGTGCGAGCAGTATGCCGCTCAGCAGTTGGCTGTGCCAGATGCAAACACAAATTGGAAAGATTGGGCGTCAGGTCTGAAGGCAATTGATGTCTTTACGAACGAGGGCATCCCCGGCCCCTTCATCTACGACGACTGGCAAGAATGGGCTGAAGCTCTTGTCAACGCTGTCAACCCATCGGTGAACTGATATGGCACTCTACGAAAAGCTCTCAGCTACTAGCTCACCCGAAGACATTGCCGCCGCCTACAAAGAGTTCACAGGCTTGGCAGGTGGTGATACTGCGGCTGTACAAAAGCAAGCTGTTGACTATCTGAGCGCCTTGGGTATTGCCGCACCTGCTATTACACAAGCTTACAACATCTACAC